AATTGCAGAGCGCAAATCTAAAGAACTCGACGATGCATTATCGTATCAAAAAGAAATAGGTGATAAACTTATTGATGTTACTAAATCTTTGTCTGACATCGGAGACATCAATGGAAAGCCTAGTGTATTTTATGAAACTGCTAAAGAAGCATACGAGCATAGACAAAATGTTGATAGTTTAAAAACTGCACTTAGCGCAAAACAAAACGAAGCTGATCCTTATCAAGCACAAATAGATGAATTGAACAACAGTGCAATACAAGAAATTGATTGGACACCGGTCAATGAACTTACAACATTCAAAGAACATCAAGACTTTTTATTAAAACTACTAACAAACAAAGATAGTTTTATCCGTAAAAAAATTATTGATCAAAATTTAATGTATCTTAATAATAGATTAACATATTATCTTGATAAACTTGGATTACCACATAGTGTTATATTCCAAAATGACCTAACTGTTGAAATTACTCAACTTGGTCAAGATTTAGATTTTGATAATCTATCAAGAGGCGAACGCAACAGACTTATCCTAGGCATGAGCTTTGCGTTTAGAGACGTTTGGGAAAGTTTATATCAAAAAATTAATTTGTTGTTTATTGATGAGCTTATCGATAGTGGTATGGACACCGCAGGCGTAGAAGGTTCATTGGCTGTTCTTAAAAAGATGGGTAGAGCTGGTGACAAAAATGTGTTCCTTATTTCACACAAGGACGAACTTATAGGAAGGGTCAATTATGTGATGAGAGTTGTAAAAGAAAACGGCTTTACATCATACGAGAATGACATTGACATTGTAGAATGAAATTAAAAATTGGAGTACGAGGAAGTAAACTAGCACTTGCATATGCTGAAAGAGCCTGCAAAGAACTTTCTTGTGATACCGAAATTATAACTATTAAAACTGACGGTGACTTAAATCCTGATGTACCAATTTATGAAATTGGTGGCAAGGGTGTTTTTTGTAGTACAATAGAAACAAAACTACTAGAAGGCGACATTGATGTCGCTGTACACAGTTTGAAAGACATGCCAGGCGAAGAACATCCAGACTTGTCTATTACAGCAATGCTAAAACGCAATAGTCCCCATGATGTCTTAATTGGAAGTGTAGGATATGGATGTACAATTGGTACTAGTAGTCCAAGGCGTATTGCACAACTAAAAGAGTTGTATAAAAACTTAGATATAAAAATTAAACCCATACGTGGTAATATTGATACCAGACTTGAAAAACTTGATAACAAAGATTATGATGCAATAATTTTAGCCGAAGCAGGTTTACAAGCATTAGACATTCAACGTACTTGGTTGCGAGTACCTACTATACCAGCTGTTGGTCAAGGTGTTATTGCATTACAAACTAGAAAAGACAATCAAGAAGTTATAGACATTGTTAAGAAAGTTAATCATGCAACTACATTTGCACAAGCACAGGTTGAACGTGCATTTTTAAAAGGCATTGGCGGCGACTGTCATACAAAGTTAGCAGCTCATGCTACTGGTACTAATCCAATTACACTAAAGGCAATGTACTATGATTGATGATGACATACATGATCAACTAGTAAAAGCCTATTTAGAATATTTCAAAGCAAACGAAAATTTTGAAAAGAGACTGAGTTTTAGAACACATCGAGCAAGTAGAAAATGGCTTAGAGAAATACGTAGACTAAGCAAGATTAGAGGCGATGAGATACACGAAAAGTTTAAAACCAAAACAGAGGCAAAAAAATCTTAGGCACAGGTAAGTAAGTTCATGCAGTGGACTTATGAAGGAAAAACAATTGACGAAATACCAAATGAGTATGAAGGCTTTGTTTATCTAATTACAAATACCACTACAGGCCAAAAATACATAGGTAAAAAACTAGCAAAATTTAAAACTACCAAGCCACCACTCAAAGGCAGGAAAAATAAAAGACGAGGTTACAAAGAAAGCGATTGGCGAGATTACTGGGGATCTAGTGATAGACTAAACGCAGACGTAGCAGCACTAGGCGAAGACAAGTTTACAAGAGAAATATTATACCTATGTAAAGGTAGAGGCGAAATGTCCTACATAGAGGCAAGAGAACAGTTTGACAGGCGTGTACTTGAAACTGATGATTACTATAATGGTATCATCAATGTTAGAGTAGGCGGATCAGACAAACTCAAACAGGCATTGCTAGAACAAAACATCAAGGCAAAACAATCTAACACCTAAGGTTGGCGGGCCAGTTTATAATACCGCTGAGTAAAAGGCATCCGAGAGGAGCACTCGTACACGTTGAGCCGCGTCCGGTAATAGGGCGGCAGGATTGACGTAGGTTGACTGTTAGCAATCGAAAAACACAACACAGTTCATAAAAACTCTTTAGCAATAGGAACGAAGCGAGAGGTAGTTTACGGTGTAGAGTATATTTTAAGAATATACGGTCTAGCGTAAATGATGTCGACGTAGGTTGGGAAAGGTCAGAGCCCATTGAACTAAGTGTATAAACAATTACCTACTTCCGAATCTCGGCTGTGGCGAACTCACATGAAGACCAAGATTAGATGGAACCGCTGTGTAGGTTCCATCTGACTGAAACAATCTACATGAAGCAATTACAATATTACTTCGTAATATTGCTTTAATTCAAGTATATCACTTCTATCACACATAATCATATACGAAGTAAATAGTTTGAGCGTTAGCGAAAACTTGTTTTAACGAAGTTAAAACATAAATACATACAACTAATGATTAAGGATATCTCATGAAAATATATCATATTACAGAAGCACCTAAAAATAAGGTTGGAGATCGAAAAGAGCCAAAGTTTGATGGAGCAAAAACTACTCCATCTGATGGAAAACCTCTTAAAGGACAAAGTCTTAAACTAAAAAATGGCGTAAACTACCAATGGAAAGGTGCAAATTGGATTGTTACTGACACATCTGAGTTTAAAGGAAAAAATCCTCCTAAAAAAGGATCAATAGCAGATAGAAACGCTAAAGAGTTACTTAATCAAAAAGCAGCTAAAGTAAATGGTGTTAAGGTACCGGCTCCTAAGGTAGATGCTCCTTCAGGAAATGCTCCTAAGGTAGATTCTCCTAAAGCTGTAGATTCGAATATTGATGGCGGCGGAGAAGCTGAAGCAAAACAAAAAGCAAAAAACAAAGGTGTGTTTACAAAAATAAAAGATATGCTTCCTGGTAATTTAATGAAGTGGATGCGCAGCCATGTGCAAATGATGTTAGGATCAACTGTAGCAGGTTGGGTAATGAAAGTTTTTGCAATTTCCGGAATCGTTTCTCTTTATAATTCTTACTTTGATGAAATATATGATTTGGTAGAGGCTAAAGAAGAAGGCGCTAGTAATGACAAACTAATGAGCATCCATGATAACTTGAAAAAAATAAGACAGCAACTTATAACCGAAACTACAGATCTAATGGTAGGCTCTATTGGGCTGGCATTTGGATCTGTTGGAATGCTAGTTGGAGCCGGGGCAATAACAGCAGCTGCATCTTTCCTAACAGGTGGCGCCGCAGCTCCACTGACGGGAGTTTGGGCTGTATTTGCTGGCGCAGTTGTGGCATATGGTACTTATGAAGGTTCAATGATGGTTTGCAAAATGGAATCAGTTGGCGCAATGATAGGATTAGAAGTAAGCATATATGATTACACAAAGAATAAACTAGGAACTACTTGGCTAAGTCCAGACAATCTAGCAGACGCTCTTAGAGAAGCTGGCGCTGAACAAACTTTTATTAATTATGTAATGGGATTACACAGGGACCCATTAAAGGTCTGGATGAGTCCTGCCGCAATACCAGGGATCAATTCTGGTTTAGGGTTAAATCAGCCTGTTGGAGCTGTCATCAACAAGGTAAAAGATGTATTTGATCACAAGGACCATAGTGAGTTGAATAGAATTATGGAATTGTCTGGTGTTGTACAAGAAGAAAAATCAAAGAAAATTAAATTAGATGATTTACCAGATGAGCTTAAAAAATTAGCAATACTTGGTGCTAAAACTATTGTTAAAGCAGACAAAGAAGATAAATCAACCTAAATCAAAGGCAGTTTAGTTTTTTCGGTAGCTTCAATGTTATCTTTAACAATATTGTTCATAACTTCCAAATCGTCATTAGATATTTTATACATGAGATCGTGATAGCTAAATGCACCACGCATGTACCAACCTAATCTATATCTATTGTCTTTTATCCTTTTGATTTCTAATTCGAAATCATCGCTCAGTTGGATGATATCAGATTCCTCGAGCGTAAGAATCTGGTTCCGAAAAAACTTGAATAGTCCACATTAACTGCTGATTTATATTCTTTACCACATTCTTCTCCTGGGCAAGTAACATTCAACAACGGCAAGTTCCACTTATAAGTAAGTTCAGATATTTTTTCTTTTAATTCTTGAAAAAATTCTGCATCATTTTCAGTAATAAACTTAGAGATTGCTGCTAAATCAGATTCAGTCTGACCATCTCTTGATACTAATGTAATATAAGAAATTGCCATTCTTACATTTATATCTGAACCATGAGCATATAATTTTTTAAGCTCAATATCCTTTTGTTTAAAATCCATTTGTTCATCAGTTAGTTTATCAATTTGAAACATTGCTCTTTCGTTTTGATACTGTTCTAAACTGAATTCTGTGTTAGCCTTGTATGTAATAGGACTTAGATGAAATGTGAAATTGTTTAAATCAAATGTAAAATCAGTTTCATAATTTGCAAATCCACTTAACATTTTTGTAAGACTTATTTCATTTTCAGCTCTAGTTGCACAAAACGGACATATTGTTTCAGCAGGCATAGCATCACCGTATGTTGCAATACGTATTGCTATTAGGATATAGTCTATATCATATCCTACTAGTTGCCAAGGATCTAAAATTGATGGAATACAACTCCGAATTACTTCAGCTGTTGATTCTCCTGAATACATAGAATCAGGTGTTTTGAACATTATTTCATCCATAGCATTCATACCAAATACTGGAAGTTGTTCATAATTAGCATCTTTAATTATAGTGTCGTTATACCATTTTCCACGACTAGGTAAGTCAATAAACAGTTTTGGCTGTCTTTGATACTCTTGTAAAAAACTACTCATATTACTTTTCCGATAAATATATTATACATAGCAATATTTATACTGTAAAAAGTTAAGTATTTGGCAAATTGGATTAGATTATATGACCGAAGACGAATTAAAAGCATTACAAACTACTATAGCTGGTGCTATACAGCAAGGTATCCGAGAAGGTATAGCCACTTCAACCAGGATTCAAAACGATGCCAAAAACGGAAGAACCACAAATAATTATGGGGGCAGTAGTAGCGGCGGCCTTAACGCCACACCGTCAGAAAAACTTTTAGGTTCTCCCTTTAAGGCAGCATTAGGACAAACTGCAGAAGCTATTAACAATGCTGGCGGCTCAGTTACTAATTTCGTAGGCGGTTTAACTGCAGGTACACCTATTGCAGCAGCATTCACCGAAGAAATGAAGGGTGTAATTGGGTATTTTGAACAAACAAACGATACATTCAGAGGGTTATCTAAAGTTGGTGCAGGTCTTGAAGGTAGACTAGGCGAGCTACGTATGTCTGCAGCAGAAACTAGAATGACCTTAGGTGATTTTGCAAATATGGTCGGAAACAATTCAGAATTGCTTAGTGGCTTTGCTGGCGGCGTAACCGGTGGTATAAAACGTTTTAGACAACTAAGTTCTGCAATGATGGAAGGTGACACTATTGCTGGCTTCCAAAACTTAGGTTATAGTTTACAAGAATCAAATGAATTTATTCTAAAGAATTTAGAATTCCAACGAAGAGATGCTAAATTTAGAAATAAAGACGGCACAATGAACCAAGAGCTTATGCTTCAAAGTTCTTTACAAATGGCAGAGTCCTTGGATGTTATGGCAAAAGTTGCTGGCAAAGATCTAGACAGGATGAACGATGAATTAGTTGAAAGACAACGTGCTGGCGCCACACAAGCCAAACTACGTTTGCTAGAGCAACAAGGTATTAAAGGAGCAGGCGAATCTTATAGAGCGGCACAAACATCATTACAAGCCGCTCCAAAAGCAGCAAGAGATTTAGTAGATGACCTACTTCAAACAGGTGTGCCTATGAGCGAAAGCACCAAAGCATTTATGGCAACTAACAAAGAAGCAGGCGAACTAGGGCGTCAAATGGCAGCCGCAATTAAAAATGGCGAAACAGAAAAAGCTAAACAATTAGGTGAGCAATTAACAGCAGCATCTATTGCGTTTTCTAACAGCACTGAAGGATTAACAATAGCTACATATGCTAAAGTAAATCCTATTGCACAAATGGTAGCTGGTAATCTAGAAGAAGTAGGCGGTATAATCGACCAGGTGAGCGCACATGCAAGAAACATAGGTGAACCTTTAAATGACACAGCTTCGTATGTACGAACATTTAGAGATATTGTAAAAGAAACAACTAGTATTGCAAAAACGCAAAAAGGCGGAGGAATTACTGGTCAAGAAATGTCAGCATCTTTAAATGAGGTACAGTTGGCTCTTGCTAATAGTGCTGCAAAATTAAATGAAAATATCGCTAAAGGAATGGGTCCTGACAGCGTATTTGTAGGGGCATTAGAAAAAGGAGCAGCTACACTTACTGCGGCTATTGGTACTTTTGCCGGTGCACTGGATCCAAACTTTTTTGACGGAAACCTTAATCCAGAAGTAACATCTGAATTTCCAACAAATTTAGATAATTTACCTCCAAAACCAAAAGCAATTGGTGGCGGCGTACTCCAAGATGTTGCATACAAAATTGGCGAACTAGGTCCAGAAACATTTGTGCCTAGCATGGATGGCGCAATAATTCCAAATATGAAGTCAATGCTGAACAGAATGCCAGATATGGCACAGCAATTACAAGATCAAATGGCAACTATGGGTGCTCCTATGACAGAAGCGGCTAAAAACGCTATGGCTACAATGTCACAGGGCGGATCTGTAGAAGAAAAACTTGACATTCTGAACCAAACCATGTTACAATTAGTTAATATAAATAACATGCAGAAAGATATTGGAAATAAACAGATTCGAACAATGCGCAGTGCGGGCAATTTAATGAGCGGATTAGGAAGAGCATAATATGAGTTGGAAAAAATATTTTACCCCAGTGCCCACAGGCGATAATCTAAGCGGTAGTTACGGACCAATAAGTGGAGGCGGAGCAAACGGTCGACCAGGCCCTGCAAGATCAAATTATTCAAGTTACTTACCAGATGTATATGTAGGTAGTCCGAATAGAGTTGAACGCTACGGACAATATAACACAATGGACAACGACAGTGAGGTAAATGCCGCACTTGATATCCTTGCTGAATTTTGTACACAGAAAAATGATGAAAATGGAACGAACTTTAATTTTCATTATAACAAATCAGCAACTAACAACGAAATTAATATTTTAGGTCAATATCTAAAACAGTGGTGCAAAATTAACAACTTTGAAACACGTATGTTTAGAACATTCCGTAATGTATTCAAATACGGTGACGCAATATTTCTAAGAGATCCAGAAACGAAAAAATTATTTCATGTTGATCCTGCAAAACTTACACGTATTATTGTAAATGAATCAGACGGCAAAAAGCCTGAACAGTACATTATCAAAGATGTAAACTTAAATTTCAAAGAAATGGTTGCAACATCACCGCATATTACAAACGGTAACATAAGTAGTCCTGGCGCAAGTTATCAAACTGGCGGAGCAAGAGGAATGACTGGCGGTGTTAATGTACCACCAGGTTCACGTTTTGCTATTGAAGAAGGCGAAGTTGCTGTCGACGCACAGCATGTGTTACACCTAAGTCTGTCAGAAGGATTAGACAATAACTTTCCTTTTGGTAACTCATTATTAGAAACAATATTTAAAGTATTCAAACAAAAAGAATTACTCGAAGATGCGATTATTATCTATCGGGTACAACGTGCGCCTGAGCGCAGAGTATTCTACGTTGATGTGGGTAACATGCCATCGCACCTTGCTATGCAATTTGTTGAACGTGTTAAAACGGAAATCCATCAAAGAAGGATCCCATCAGCGACAGGTGGAGGCACAAATGTCATAGACAGTTCTTACAATCCTCTGTCAATTAACGAAGATTACTTTTTCCCACAAACAGCAGAAGGTAGAGGATCTAAAGTTGAAACACTACCAGGCGGAACTAATCTCGGAGAAATTGATGACTTACGATATTTTACTAATAAGCTCGTACGCGGTTTACGAATCCCTAGCAGCTACTTGCCTACCGGCGGTGATGACGCAACTTCATCATATAATGATGGTAGAGTAGGTACAGCATTTATTCAAGAATTACGTTTTAACACTTACTGTGAGCGTTTACAAGGTCTTATTATAGAAGACTTTAACCAAGAATTTAAAAGATATCTTTTAGAGAAAGGTGTAAACATTGACACAGCAATGTT